AACAAGAACAATAACGAAAAAACGAAAATAAAGCACTTATTAATTAGTAATTATTTAACAATAATTTTATAGTATTTATTATATAAATGAATGATCCAAATAATTTTTATAATATAACATTTAATAATTATGATAAAAATAATGCAATAAATAATGATCTATTTAACAGACACTTTCCATCAAGTAGTTTAACAATGAACTTTCCATTTAGACCAGTAAATACTAAATACACACTAATGCCAACACTTAATAATGTTATAAAATCGGGCGAACCAATTAATAACTATAATGTTTTTGATGTAAGTACTACATTTTTTCCTGGTACGCGAAAACCACATTATTGTGGATTTGCATCAAATGTGGATAAAGAATCAACTTTACGTAACCAATTTTTTGCTTTACAAAAAGCAGATCAAGCGCGTTATATTCCAGACAGCACAAGTGATTTGTATGAAAATAATATAGAAGAGTTACCACAAAAAGTCAATTTAGCAGATAGTTTATTATTTGATGAAACAAAATTTTCTGACTTTAATCCTAATTTATCAAATTCAATAGGACATGAATTATTCTATAACTCAACACGAGTTCAATTAAAAGATTTAAAATAAAAATTATAATATATAACTATGAATATTAAAATAGGAGAGATTAAAGAGACTATAGGAGCAAAACCAGTAAAGAAAAAAAAGGAAAAAAAGGAGAAAAATTTAGGGCAATTAAATATTAAAGAGTTGAATATTGTAACATTAGATTTAGAAAAAAATAATAATCAAACAGTTGCATTTTCAAATATTGCGCCCGAATCATTAAAGTTAGAAACTACACAATTAAATTCTAATAATCGAGTTAAAGAAGAAAAAGAGTCATTAGCCAATATAGACTTATTATATTTAACAAATCAACATCGATTCTTTAAATCCAATAATGTTGATACATTATTACGTAATAATTATTTATTAAAAACAATATATAATAATTTAGACGAAAATATAAATTGTTTTAAAGATGAAATTATAAAATATAATAGTTTGAATTTAAAAGAACTATTAGAAAACAATGACTATAGTGAAGGCCAAGAAAAACACAAACTGTTTTATTTGTTATATGTATTAAATTTAATAGTACATTTAAAAGAAAAAAAAATTCAAAATTTAATATGTGAAGACCTTAAAGATTATTCAAATAACTATAAAACAACTAAATCCAATGAAGAAGAAACTATAAACACTGATTTTAATATTATTAATGAAACATTAAAATTAATGTCTTCTAGTGCTTCAAGTTCCAAAAAATTAACTAATATAGATTTAATGGTTACCAAAAAGTCTAATAATAACAATAAAAAAATACTCCCGCAAAAGTGGGAATAAATTATTTTATAACTATATATTATTTATAGTATATTATGAATTATATAAACTATGCATATAATAAAAATAATAATGGTAAAAATAATATGCAATCTAAAAAGACACAGCGTAAACCATTGTATCTTAAAAAAACACGGGGCAAATTTACAAGATTAAAATGTGCACCACAAAAAAACAGTTCTGTTGATGATGAATTAAAAGATTATACATGCTATTCAAGAAGTAATTTGCAAACATTTAAAGAGCTATGGAATAATAATAGTAATGAAAAAATTACTACAAATAATAGTAAAGAAATATGGCAATTTTTCAAAAACAGGCTAAGCAAAGAATGTTATGATGAACTATGTTGGTTGAAAAAAAGCAAATTGTCTAAAATTAATAATAGTGAGTTATTAATAAAAGAAATATTTAAACCATTTTCGCCAAAAACATGGATTACAAACCCTTCTACGTGGCTTTCTAGTGTTGACATAACAAAAATAATGAGTCAATATGAAAAATCGTATCCCAATTTTAAATTTATTGGACCAAGTCCAATTGACTTTGATTCGAAAGAATTATTTTCAACATGTGTATGGGAACAATTGTGTAATTTTAATTTAAAGAACTATATTCAAAAAAAAATAACAAAAATTGGAATTATTTTTAATACTGATACGCACGACAAACCTGGAAAACATTGGATATCATTATTTATAGACTTGGACAAAAAGTTTATCTTTTATTTCGACAGTAATGGAACAAAAATGCCAAAGCAAATAAAAGTATTTATAAATAGAATAGAACAACAAGGACACAATGAAAATATAATATTAAATGTGGATAGTAATGAAGGTTTTACACATCAATATAATGACGGTCAATGTGGTATGTATGCACTATATTTTGTGATAGAATTATTAAAAGAAAATAAAACATACAATTATTTTAAAACAAAACGAATTAAAGATGCCACAATGAAAAAATATAGAACAATTTATTTTAATCAGGCAAATAAAGAACTGTATGATGCAAAAGACTAGATTACATTATAATTTAAATAATTATTTATTTTTTTAAAATATATAATTATTAGTCATAGTATACAATATTTTATTTATTTTTAATATTGACTAGTTATTTATTTGCATGATAACAAGTTTCTTATATCCTTGCTATATAAACTTTAATACTAATAGTAATCTTTTAACAGTTATAAGTGTACTAAGGTTTATGTGAGTGAGGTGAGTGTCTTCTTGATCTTCTGGAAGAAACTGATTCTGGAGCTAAGGGGGGGATATGTGAGTGTCTTCTTGAGCTGCTGGAAGAAACTGATTCTGGAGCTAAGGGGGTATGTGAGTGTCTTCTTGAGCTGCTGGAAGAAACTGATTCTGGAGCTAATAAGTGTTTAGGAGAAGTGCGATCTCGGTAATCCTCCTTAAGCCATGTTTCATACGGTTTCAAACCGGGTATGTGCCAATATTTACCACCAGGTAGCCAAGGTGCTAAAGACTTTACAGTAATGTTGTGGGCCTTAACTTCGGTAAATATGTGTTTTAAAAAATTTTCCTGTGTCATATTAAAATTATGTAACCATACTTTGTCTGCATTAGGAACGGATACATTTTGTCCATTAAAATCAACTTCCGTATCTGATGGAATTCGTTGATAATCTTTATAAAAAAAACCGGCTAATAAATATTGCCAACTTGTTTTGTTCGCCATCACCGCCGCTGCTAAAAAAGTCCAATCTGGTCGCTCGTTCATCACATATCTATATTTTGTTTCTCTATACATCAGTCTATCAGAAAATTCTTGTTCTGTTAACGAGGTATCCTCTAAAATATTCTTAATAGCATCTTCAACTCTGAGTTTCATACCTTTATCATATGGAAAACTAAAACCCATAAAATATGGCAATATAGTAGCAAAACTTTCCGTGACCCATCTGGATATTGCATTTGGATATCTTTCACCCATGCCATAAATTTCTTCGGCCCCAAATCGTTGTTCCGTTGAATATCCTGGAAGTGTTGTAGGAGATATACACTGAAATTGGAAAACATGCGTATATTCATGAGCCATATATGCAAATATATGTGCTAGAATGTATTCTTGTTTATCTTTTTTTGACCACTTCTTAAAATCAGGACCCGTGATAAAATCATACTCTAAACCAGCAATATCAATATTCATAAAAAAACGCTTTTTACCAGCGTTTGTTTCATAATTTGAACAAAGACCAGTACATTCTTCAACTAGAAGAAAAGGACTTTTTTCACCATTTACGCCTATTTTCCAATCCTTATTCATTTGTTCATGTGTTGAATTACTTATCCTACGCGATACCTCAGAATATGGACTAAATTGATATTCTTCCCCATTAAAAAACACAGATATAAAGCTAAATGTTGAAATAGATGCGTTTATACCATAATTATTCCATTCAGCCTGGGTTAACTCAATTTTTAGGTCTTTTGTCCCAGATGATAACTTTTTAAATAAGAAAGCTTCAAATTTCGGATTATTTATTTTAAATTTAGGATGTTCACTTGGTTTCGTTTTTATTGCCCATATTAGATGATTAGCCACTGGTGTTGATGCTACAACATGAGTTTCAAATTTGCCTAAATATTGTCCTAAATATTCATAGCCTATAAGGATTTCTTTTAGTATTACAGACCAATCAACGCCTACATCAGGTAATTCGCCTTTATGTGGTAAATCTATAAGTTCGGACGACCTATTAGGTGATAAGCTATTTTCTGCATGTTCTTTCTGCTCTGGAAGTGGGTTAGGATTTAATTGATCAGACTCAACTGGTGAATATCCATGGGCTATAATACCGGTACCAAGTGGATTTAATGTAAAATTATTACGCAAGTCGTACTGTTTAATATCCAAATTGGTGGGTATAGGTTTACTAATATTACGCAAGTCTTTAATATCCGGATTGGTGGGTGTATATATTTGAGGAAAACGACGCCGCGAGTGTTGCGATGGGTGTGGTGTACTACTATTACGCAAGTCTTTAATATCCTCATTGGCGGGTGTAGATATTTGAGGTAAAGTACGCCACGAGTCTTGCGGTGGGTGTGGTAATGGTGGTAGCACACACGGCGGAACTAGGGGCGGGTGTAAAGAGGGGCTGGAAGGGGGCGAGTAAGGTGGGAAGCTAGGACGGGGCGCGGCAGGTGGGGTGCTACGACGGGACACGGCAGGTTGGCTGAGAGGACGGGGTGAGGGATCAAATGTGAGTGGAGGGAGGGGTGG